GTGGCCGACGTGGCCGGTGCGATCAAGGGGAGCCGCAACGAAATTTTAAACAAGGCCGCATTCAGCCTGGGCCGCCACGCGCACATGGCGCCGGCAAACCTGGACGCGGCACTCATGGAGCTGCACAGCGCGGCCAAGGCAATGGGCCTGCAAGATCACGAGATCAAGGCTACAATCGGCAGCGGCTTCAAGCGCGGCGGCGACAATCCGAAGGAGCTCGAAAGCTCCGACGCGATGCCGTACACGCCCAGCGAGTTCGAGCGCCTCATGGCGCGCCTGGCCGCTAAGGAAGTGCTGGCGAGGGACGACGAGACCCGCGCGGACAAGATGCGCAAGGCCCGCGAAATCTGGGAGCGCGGCGTCACGATTTCGCGTGACAACACCGACGCCGTGCGTCCGGCGCTGCTCTACCTCAACTCGAGGGGTCTGAGAGCCAGCACAGCCTCACATGCGGCGCGGTTCAACCCGAACATATACGACGGCCCCGCAATTATGTTTCCCGCGCTCAGTCCAGAGGGAGAAGTGTGCGGCGTGCAGAGCGTGCTGCTCACACCCGACGGCCACAAGCGAGAGCACAACGGCATCAGCAAATACAGCCGCGGCGTGATCGCCGGCAACGTCATGCGGATCGGCAACGAGCACGAGGGCGGCGTCATCATCATGGCCGAGGGGCCGGAGGACGCGCTCAGCGTGTACCAGGCGGTCGGCGACGAGGCGACAATCGTCTGCACGTTCGGCAAGGCTGGCATGTCAACATATCCCGTGCCGCGTGCGTCCGACGTGACGATCTGCGCCGACCCGGATCTCGACGTTGACGCGGTGGCCGACGTGCTCCGCGGCGACGGCAGCACCGACGTGCACGTCGTGCGCTTCGACATGCTGGGCGTTGAGGGCGTCAAGGATGCCAACGACTACATCCGCGAGGCTGGGGCGCAGAAATTGCGTGAGGCATTGGCGATGGCAAAGCCGGTCGCGCAGGTGCAGGCCGAGATCGCGCAGTCCGAGCGCAGCTACCCGACGCCATATGATCCCGTTGACCCGGCAAGCATACCGGCGCGGCGCTGGATCTACGGCCAGCACTACATCCGATCAAACGTGTCCGTGCTGGCGTCAGCCGGGGGCGTGGGCAAGACGTCCATGCAAATCGTGGAGGCGCTGGCAATTTGCACCGGCCGTCCGCTGCTCGGTGAGCCCGTGCACGAGCCGTGCAACGTGTGGATCATCAACTTGGAAGACCCATACGAGGAGCTCCAGCGGCGTGTGGCCGCGGCTATGCTGCACTACAACGTCACGGCAGACGAGATCCGGGGCAAGCTGTTCCTCGACGCGGGCCGCGACATGAACATCATCTTCGCCAGGCAAGACCGCGACGGCATCACAGTCGACGACGCGCTGGTCGACTACCTGACGGCCAAGATTACGGAGAACAAGATCGGGCTGGTCAGCATCGACCCGTGGGTCGGGGCGACTGGCATACAGGAGAACGACAACGTCGCAATGAACGCAGCCGTCGGGGCCGTGCGCTCCGTGTGCGACGAGACGGACTGCGCCGCGTCACTCGTTCACCACATCCGCAAGGGCAACGGAGATGACGCCAACGTCGACAGCATTCGCGGCGCCGGATCATTGCTCGGCGCAGCAAGAGCGGCGCGCGTCATCAACCGCGTGTCGCAGGAGGACGCGCTCAAGCTGGGCGTGTCGGAGACCGAGGCGCTGGGCATCTTCCGGGTGGACGACGGCAAGTCGAACATGGCTCCGCCGGCATCGAAGGCAGTGTACCGGCGCATGGTCGGCGTGAAATTGCCGAACGGGGAATACGTCGGGGTCGCGACCGAGTTCGCGATGCCTGACCTCTTCGACGGGGTGAGCGCCAAGGACGCGATGAAGGTGCAGCGTGACGTCGGGCAGGCGGCCGAGCGCGGCGAGTTCATGCGCCAGAACCCGCAGGCTAAGCACTGGGTGGGCAACATCGTGGCGCTGCACCTTAACCTCGACGTCGACAAGAAGCATGAGAAGGCTAAGGTCAACGCAATCGTGAAGAAGTGGATCGAGACCGACGTGCTGCGCATCGAGCGCGAGAAGGATCTGCGCACTGGGCGTGACGTGCCGGTGGTCGTCGTGGGTGAGTGGATCACCGGCGAGGAGGCGGGCGTTTGACCGAATTCGATGACAGTGGCGACATGAACCTCGAGGACGAGGATCTCATCATGGCGGTCTACTGGTCCGACATACTGCGCGCCTGCGCCATCGAGTTCGAGCCGGGGCTCATGCAGCCGCGCACCGTCGAGGAGCGGATGCGCGTGCAGGAGATCATCGTGGCAACCATGCAGTGTCTGGAACACGCGCTGCTGCGGCTTGATGACCAGATAACGGGGGTGAGGAGCGATGCAGATGTGTTGCATTAATGCTTCCACACCTTCCACACATGGGGTGTGGGGAGGTGTGGAGAGTGTGGTAAATAAGGCCATTTCACCTCCCACACCACCACACGCTATTGTATAGCGTGGTGGTGTGGTGGTGTGGCGTGCGTGAGATTTTAGGTGTGGTTAACATTAGGGACGAAGGGGAGTTATATCATGGCAGCTAAGGTGAGTGGCAAAGCGAAGCCGAAGTACACGAAGGCGCGGAAGGATAAGGGGACGTTCGAGACTGGCAACCAGAGCAAGCCGATCTCACGTCAGGTCGATGGTCAGCTGGCTCCGCTTGATCGAAAGGCGCGGGAGAAGACGCTCAAGTGGGGCGACACTCTGCCGTCTCTCGTGAGCCCGGAGCTCGCTGGGCGCTTTGAGGCGGCGTACGACGCGCTGCGGGTGAAGATCGAAGCGGATGACGTGGTGGCGGTGCACCAGATCGCGACGCAGCTGATACGCGCCTGGGATGCGCTGGAAGCGGAGGCGGAGGCTAACGGGCATCAGCCGGTGGGTCGGCACGCGTACTGCATCGAGATCGCCAGCGGGAACATCGTGTGCATCGCGCTGCACGACGCGGTCGGCATAAGGCGTGAACATCCAGATTGGTTGGTGTATGATATGGTCGACGCAGCAATCGTGCTGGGGAATAACTTTAGTAGCGAGTTCATCGAGAAGACGCTGGCGCAGTTTCCCGAGGCAAGGGTGACGCGGTGCATCGGACCAGCGAACAGCACGTTTGACGTTGAGCTGGGCGACGAGATACCGTTTTGAGCAGGAGAGTGTGACATGGGAACAATTGGCAAGGTGAAACTGGCAGCGCTTGAGGCTGCCGGCGAGGACGAGATCTTCGGGATGATCGCAGCGGGCAAGAACGCGTCCGACGTGATCGCGCATTACAACGTGGGATGGAACCTGTTTCACAAGTGGATCGCGTCGGGCGAGGGAAGAGCTCAGCGCTATGACGAGGCCAAGCAGATGGCTGGTCACTACTACGCGTCGCAGGCGCAGAAGATTGCAGACGAGATACATCAGCATGAGGCGAGCGTGAACAGCGCGAAGCTGGCGGTCGACGTGCTGAAGTGGAAGGCGGCGAAGGCGTCGCCAGAGTATGACACGAGGCAGCGAGACATCGCTGTCAACATCAGCGTGAACGACCTGCACGCGCAGGCTGCGCAGCTGCTCAACAGCGTTGGTGGCGACGTCATCGAGGGCGAGGCAATCGAGGTGGAGGACGACGATTGAGCGCGAAATCGCACATCGACGCAGCGTTGCAGGCGCGTACGCGCGTGACACGATCTCGCCGATCAGTCAACATATCGCCACATTTGGGCACTTTTGGGCGTTCAAATGTGGCAGAAGTAAGGCACAAGCAAGGCAAAACAGCTAAGCTGCTGAGTTGCAACGATAAAAGATTTAACATAATAACGGTTATGACTCTTTCGCCAGCTCTGAGGCCAAATCGCTGCCGAGATCCGCGTTTTGACCCCCCCCTCTCAAATCTCGGGCGGGTGCAAAAGCTCATGTCCCCTTCACGCACCCCGAGAAAAAAATTTCACACCACAACGCCACAGGAGTGTTAACACATGAACGCGCCCAGCCCCCAAGATAACCCGTTTCTGAAGTTGATGCGCCGCTACCGCGACGACCCGGTGCGCTTCGCCCAGGAGGTCATTGGCGTCGAGCCTGACGAGTGGCAGGTTGAGCTCTTGGACGCGATTGCCGCCCCAGCGATCCGCCGCGTGTCCGTTCGGTCTGGCCACGGCGTCGGCAAGTCGACGGGCGTCGCCATGGCGGCCATCTGGCACGTCTTGATGCGGTATCCGAGCAAGACGGTGGTGACGGCGCCCACGTCTGCGCAGCTGTTTGACGCGTGCTTCGCGGAGATGAAGAACGTGGCCAAGCGGCTGAAGCCCCCGTTCAACAATTTGCTGGAGATCAAGTCTGATCGGATTGAGTTGAAGAGCGCGCCTGAGAGCACGTTTATTTCGTGCCGGACGTCGAGATCGGAGCAGCCGGAAGCCTTGGCTGGGGTTCACAGCGAGAACGTGTTGCTGCTGGCGGATGAGGCCAGCGGTATCCCGGAGGCCGTGTTTGAGGCTGCCTCTGGCTCGATGTCGGGCCACAACGCCACGACGGTGCTCACGGGCAACCCGACGCGTAACACTGGCTTCTTCTACGAGACCCACACGCGCCTGCGGGATGACTGGTACACGATGCACGTCTCCTGCGTCGACAGCCCGCGCGTTTCTGAGGATTTCGTCACCGACATGCAGCGGCGGTACGGCGAGGACAGCCCGGCGTATCATGTGCGCGTCTTGGGCAACTTTCCGCCGTCTGAGGAGGACACGGTGATCCCGGTGGCGTTGGTGGAGCACGCGTTTAATAACGAGGTGAAGGTCCACGAGGATACGGCGTCCGTCTGGGGCTTGGACGTGGCGCGCCAGGGAGACGACAGCAGCGTCCTGTGCAAGCGTCAAGGTCCGGTGGTGCACCCGCTAACTGTGTGGCGCAACTTGGACCTGATGCAGCTCTCCGGCGCTGTGAAGGCGGAATACGATGCGGCGCCCCCGTCCAAGCGGCCGATTGAGATCATCGTCGACAGCAACGGGTTTGGCGCTGGCGTGTTGGATCGTTTGCGGGAGCTGGGGTTGCCGGCGCGTGGCTTGAATGTGTCGGAGCGCGCGATGGCGAAGCAGACGTATTTGAACCTGCGCGCGGAGCTGTGGTTCAAGGCGAAGGCGTGGCTTGAGAATATGGATGTGTCGCTGCCGAAGGATGACGCGCTGTATTCGGAGCTGGTGGCGCCGCGTTACATGTTTACGTCGTCCGGCAAGATCCAGGTTGAGAGCAAGGACAGCATGAAAAAGCGCGGCGTGCGATCTCCCGACCGCGCCGACGCGCTGTGTTTAGCATTGGCCAACGACCACACGACGATGGCATATGGCGTTTCGTCCAGCGGCTCGTGGGGCAAGCCGCTGAAGCGTGGGATCAGAGGGGTGGTTTAGGTGGTCAGAGGTGCACCCTGCCGGAGCCAGCCTGTGTGATGGCACCACCCGCAGCTTTTCGCCTTGCCCTCCTTTATGGCCCTGCGTCGGATGGTGACGTAGTGGCCGCAGTCGCAGCGGCACACGAGTTTGACGCCGCGTCTATGCGTGGCGTTTGTCCCGCTCCAAGAGTGTTCGCCGTGGTTCTTTGCCAGTCCAATCACCTTTAGCCGGCCGTGCTTTTCGGTGAACATTTTTATTAGCTCTTTTCGGCCGACAGGGTTTCTTGCGATGGCCCCGATCCGCTTTTCATCCGTTTCGATTGCAGGCATTTCCTTGTATGCCTGTGTCAGCCTTTTTGCCGGCTCGTAGTGCACAGCCTCCCCGAAGGCAACGCGCGCGGCCAAGCCGTTGATCGGCTTCATCTTCGGGTCGAGCTTGTCAGACATTGTTGTTAGACTTTGCGATGGTGACGGCGGCGAAGACCTGCGCGCTGTCTGGCTTGGCCTCCAGCGTCTCCTCGGCGTATTTCCTCGCGGCGGCGTATGCGTCGGGCCAGTGTCCGGTGTCGGTGTACGCGCCCAGCGCTGCCTGCGCCATCTCGTTGATTTCGTGTTTGTTCATGTATCGGCGGTATAGCATTTCATGCCTCCAATGTGGCGCGCAAGGATGGGCGCTGGGAAAGCTCTGCGTCCGTCAAGCACTTGTTTCCAAAACCGCCGCCAAACGTGAACCGATTTGGGTGCAACTTTTTGGCCTTATTCTGGGCCTTGCGGATTGTCTCGGCTTCAACGGTGCAAGCGACAAAGTCCGTATATGTTGGGTAGTCCCCGAAGCCATGCTCAGCTGTGTTGCTGTTTGCGCGGCGAGTTGCGATAATGTGATAAGTTTCCATGATGTGTTCTCCCAGAGCGTTGTGGGGAGCCGGAGCTCCCCGTGTTGCGTTATACCTTGGCCAGCATGGCTTTGGCGCCACGCTCTGCGGTTTTTGCGTTTGCGTAGCTGCGTGCGGCTGGGTAGTTGCACACGCGGCCGTGTTGGCTGCCGTCGTCGGCGACGACCATCACATAGAATGAGCTGCCGTTTGGCGTGATTTTAGCGGTGTAGCTGCCTTTTGTGATCGTTTGGCCGATTGGGCGGCGAACAGTCTCCTCGCGAAATGTGCCGTCACCCATGTAGATCGCTCTTGTTTTTACTTGGTATTCCATGTCGATTGCCCTCCCAGAGCGTTGTGGGGAGCCGGAGCTCCCCGTGTTAATTATACAGCGTCTTCAAGCCATTCGATGCAGCGATCCCATTGCTGCCAATTGTCAGTCAAGCTGATCTCGAACCCGCCATTATCAATCACACCTTCCAGATAGATGACTTTGTCTGCCTCAAGAGCGTATTGATCTTTGACCGATTGTGTTGCCAACGCTTGAATTGCTTTCTTGGTGATTTTCATGTTCGTGTCTCCCAGTGTTTCTGTCTATACAGGTAACATAATGTTAACATCTACCCATTGCAAGCGCTAATTTGCAAAAAACTGGCGTCCGGTAAACTTTTTTGTTATCCTGCGCCTGTTAGCGGCTTCCACCCTGTCGCTGAGAGCTTTCTCCAGAGCTCACCCCGCGGCTATATCCTCCCAGATGGCCGCGGGGTTACTTTGAAGCATTTTTACTGTATTATGGGGGGAACGGATAAAGGCGGGGGGAAACATGCCCGGAAGTGACTTCAGAAACTTAATGGCGCAGAGCGAGAGCAGCGGCAATTATGGCATCCTAACTGACGCTGGCGGCGGCGACATGGTTGCCGGCGCGTACCAGTTCGGCGACGACCGCCTCGAAGACTTTATGAAGGACACGGGCGAGAAGTTCACCCGAGAAGACTTCCTCGCCAACCCATCGCTGCAAGAGCGCGTGATGAACTGGCACGAGCAGGACGTCGTGGACTACGCCATGGAGAATGGCTTGGATCGCTTCTTCGGCCAGGAGATCAAGGGCGTGCCGGTGGATATGTCGGCCGTCGTCGGCATGGCCCACATCGGCGGACGCAAGGGGATGCGCGACTTCCTCGAGAGCGGCGGCGAGCTGGACAAAAAGGACAAGTTCGGCACGTTTATTTCGGACTACGGCAGGAAGTTCTCCGGCCAGAGCCTGTACAATGAGACGCCAACCCGTCCGCGGATGCGGCCGCAGGGCTTACTGCCGCCCGAGACGTCACCGCGGCCAATGGCCCGCCCAGCAGGACTTCTAGGCTAATGGCAGGTTACGAGCAATACATCCCGCCCGGCCTGCGCGGCCCACTCCGCGACATATTCGGCATGGCCCGCGTGACGGGAGAGGGCGGCGCCGGCCTCCTTCGCGCCGTCCAGCAAGATCCGCTGGCAGTCAACCAGGCAATCGGCGAGAGCATGATCGGCGGCATCCGGTCCATGGCCACCGACCCGGTCGGCACCGTGCGGGGCGTCGTGAGCGACACCGCCGGCACCGTGCAGCGCGCTTTGACGAATACGGCGGCGGACTACCTGCCGGAAGGCGTAACGCTGGCCACCGCGACGCCGGATCAGATCAAGACGGCCAACGACGCGCGCTACGCTGACCTTGCGTCAACCGCTGCGATGGCAGTTCCTGGCACTAAGGCGTTGAAAGCAGGCGCAAAAGCGGCTGGCTCTGCTTTGGGTCAAAGGTCTCTCGGAAATCAGGCCGCATCTGCGTATATGATAGGCCAGAAACTTGAGGACGTTCAGGGATACAAGGGCGCCACTGGGAAGCCTAGTAAAGTCAAAATGCCTTCAGGGGAGAGCTATGACGCGCGCCCTGTGAGTCAAATTGAAGAGGCTGCAAAGTCTTACATGAAATCCCAGAACATGGACGTCTCTGGGTTTGCTGAGTATCCGCCATTCAGCGAGCAGCGCGCGAGGCTTATTGCCGCCGCTTACGATATGATGGAGCACAACCCCACCGGCCCTGCGGTTAAGCGGGCTTATGACGCCATGATTGAGGAGACGATGGGTCAGTACCGGGCGTTGAAGGACGCCGGTGTTGAGTTTAAGTTTTTGAAGGAAGGCATGGACGACCCTTACGCGGCATCTCCAGCCATGGGCTATCAGGACATTGTCGAAAACGGCAAGCTGTGGGTTTTCCCAACTGACTTCGGGTTTGGCACAAGCACATCCTTCGATGCGGCTGAAAACCCCTTGCTCAAAAGCGTCGGTAAGGTCGGAGATAAGAGCGACGCCGTGGCCAACGACGCATTCAGAGCCGTGCATGATGCTTTCGGGCATTTTGGCTCTGGCAATCCGTTCTTTAGGCGTCAAGGCGAGGAGCGGGCCTTTCTGGAGCACTCTCGGATGTATTCGCCTGACGCTATAGGCGCAATGACGTCTGAGACTAGGGGCCAGAACAGCTGGCTTAACTCTGGGCCGTTTGGGATGTCCAACAGAACCGCGAACACCTCTGACACCGTTTTTGCAGATCAAAAATCTGGGCTCATGCCGTCTTGGACTAGCGAGCCGGCCGGGATGCCAGATCCAGATGAAACGCGATCACTTCTAAGGTATATTGAGAACCAAAAATGGCAAAAATAGCGGGTGGCTTGGGTCACAGGCCGACAGCAAATCTGGCAGACTTAGAAGACGAGTTGGAGCGCAAGGCGCAACAAGATGCGCGCGAGTTTGAGAAGGCGAAAAAAAATGGACTATGAGATAAACGAAATGGCCTCCGAGCTCGAGGCTGAACTGAACCCAGACGTCATGGACGACCAGGAGTTGCAGAGCATCGTCGGTAAAGAGATCGATGACGCCATCGACTTCATTGACAACTGGGTCTCCCCGGTGCGCGCCACGGCGACGCAATACTACCGCGGCGAGCCTTTTGGCGACGAGGAAGAGGGCCGCAGCCAAGTGGTGAGCATGGACGTGCGGGATACCGTACAAGCCATCATGCCGTCGCTGATGCGGATCTTCAACGGCTCCGACCGCACGGTTGAATACGTCCCGCAAAACGCGGAAGACGTGCCGGCGGCAAAGCAGGCCACCGAGTACGCGAATTTCATCATCAACCGCGACAACCGCGGCTTCCTGGAGATGCACAGCGCGTTCATGGACGCACTGGTGCGCAAGGTCGGCATCATCAAGTGCTACTGGGAAGACACGACCGAGTTTGAGACCATTGAATACACCGGCGTCGACGACAACGCCCTGGCGGCCCTCATGGCCGACCCAGCCGCCGAAGTCGACATCACCGTGAGCACGCCAGTGGGCGAGGCGCAGATCGACCCCATGACGGGCCAGATCGTCCCGCCACCCATGGCCCACGACCTGCGCGTTACCTACACGCACCCAGACGGCCGCGTGAAGCTGGAGGCTCTGCCGCCGGAGGAGTTCCTGATCTCGCGCGAAGCGAAATCCGTCGAGGATGCTGACTACGTTGCGCACCGCCGCATCGTCACCGTGTCCGAGCTTGTAGCTATGGGCTACGATTACGACGAGGTCTATAACCTGTCGTCGACCAATGACGACATGGATACCAACGTCGAGCGCAACACGCGCAACCCGGCGCTGGCTAACGACATGAACGCCCGCAGCGACCCGGCCATGCGCAAGGTGCTGTACGTCGAAAACTACATCCGAGTGGACCACGACGGAGACGGCATTGCCGAGCTGCGCAAGATCTGCACCGGCGGCGACGGCAACGTCATCCTGAACAACGAGCCCTGCGCGATGGCGCCATTCGCCACGCTCTGCCCAGATCCAGAGCCGCACGACTTCTTCGGCATGAGCGTCGCCGACACCGTCATGGACATCCAGCGGATCAAGTCAGTCGTCATGCGCAACTCGCTGGACAGCCTAAGTCTCAGTATTCACCCAAGAATTGCTGTTGTCGAAGGCATGGTGAATATGGACGACGCCATGAACACAGAGATGGGTTCAATCGTCCGCCAGCGCGCCCCAGGCTCAATCCAGCAGCTCACCGTGCCATTCGTCGGCCAGCAGGCGTTTCCTGTCCTGCAATACATGGACGAGGTTAAGGAGGCCCGCACCGGCATCTCCAAGGCATCCATGGGCTTAGACGCCGGCGCCCTACAGTCAAGCACTGCGACAGCCGTGGCAGCCACTGTAAGCGCCGCACAGCAGCACATTGAGATGATTGCTAGGGTATTCGCTGAGACGGGCGTTAAGCGCCTGTATGAGCTTGTCCTGTACAATATCACCACGCACCAGGACAAGGCGCGCATGATCCGCCTGAACAACGATTTCGTGGAAATGGACCCCAGAGTATGGTCATCTAATATGGACGTCTCAGTTAACGTAGCCTTGGGCCGCGGCACTGACACCGAGCGGATGATGA